AGTGGAGGAAGGCCCAAGCCGCGACGAACTAATGGCAGAGATGGTAAAAATCGACGCTGAGGGAGGAATGATATAATATGCCGATAATCGGAAAACCACTTGAAGGCCGTCAGTATTCAACTGACGGAGGAAACAGCAACGCAAAGACAATCGCCATAGAAGCCCCTAACGGGGACACTACTACAGCACAATCAGCAACTCCTTTCTTGGAGTTTACTAATGCTAAGATTGACGGCTCTGATAAAGACGGATCCACAAACCTGACAACCTACGCAGTCTCTGGGCTAACACCGGGAGGCACTGATGTTGAGGGAGTCCTTATCAGTATAAACGGAGTTCAGTACTGGATTCCTGTTTACAAGGCTGATTGATGCCTTTGCTGGATTACAAGAATACCGAGACGGGGGAGGTTAGGGAGTTCCTAGCCTCTCCTGATCTTGTTGAACGATTTGAAGGAGGCCAGAAGTGGATCAAGGTGGAAGTACCCACAAGTTTCAGCTTCGGAGGCCAACACAAACCACTCACACAGAAGCAGGAAGTGAAGCAGGCTTGCAGGTCTGCAGAGCTAAACTCTAAGGGGTGGAAAAGTCGCTACTCAAAGCGGCAAATGAAAAAGATTTGGAATTTATAAGACGATGAGTAGACAGAACGATGCATTGGCCAACTTTGGCGCGACAACGAACGAGGAACTTAGCGTAGGAACCGGGGCATCGATCCCCACAGGTTTAAGCGATGACTGCTCTCCTGCTTTTCTGCTGATCCAGAACGTAGGCACTACGCCGGTATTTTACCGATTGGGAGATGTCACTGCTGGACAGACCTGTGCAAAAACATCAGGCAACTACACCGGCATCTTAGCAGCCTGCACAGCAGATGAGGATGGCACTGGTGGAGTGATCAGCTTTGCCGGTTATACCGGAGGACTCAGCTTTGTTGTGGCAAGCGGCACAGGCAAGGTAAACATCAGCTACAGCGGCAGATTGGGGGATTAAGCAGTGGGTATAGCCAACATAATTAACAACTCCACCACAACGAGTGGCGGGGAGATCGTCCGCGAGTTAGTTAATAGCTCAGACGGGCAGGGCTTGCATTTTGCCGATGGTGGCAATATCGAGTCAGCAACTTCCGAAGCGATTAAGTTTGGTTTAAGTGACTTTAGCATCGAGTTTATACTCGACCAAAAATCTGACAACGATACTGACAACATAATTTTCACAACCAACACAGTCGGGTTTAGTTACGTTTATATTTTTAACGACATCGATGCCAACGTGCTTAGTGTTGACTTCGTCAATTCTGCCGGTGCTATTACAGAGTGTGACATTGCATATGATATGTCTGTCGATTATGGCACACCAACACATTACGTTTTGACGGCAGACCGGAGCGGTTTGGCAACTCTCTACAAAAACGGCAATAGCGTTGGAACGGCAGACATAAGCGCAGCGGCAACGATTGATTTGGGTTCCGGTAATACAAACCCGCAGCGTATCGGTTCAATTGCTAATCACGGCGTTCTTGGAACTTTTTACCGCTTCCGCACTTGGAATAAACTCGTAGATGCAAAGGCACTTTTCGAACGCGCTGACGTTGATTATGCTGACCAGTATGGCAGACAAGCTTTAACAGATGGCAATTTCCCAAACGCTGATAATTGGTCAGTTAATGATACTGGTTCCGGTTGGGCTATTGGGTCGAACAAAGCCACGTTCACACAGACTGGGAGTATATACGGGTCGATTACACAAACTGGAGTTTTTACATCTGCTGACGTTGGGAAAAAAGTTAATGTTACATTTGAAATAGAAACTGCTACTGCCTCGTTGCTTATTGGCAGCGACTCCGCTGACGTTTATACGGGTACTAGTTATCAACCTTATACCGTTGGTGTTCACACAGTAACGTTCACGATGCCTTCGGGCGAAACCACAATAGGTTTTTGGGCGGGCAACACCTCACCAACTTTCTCGCTAAAAAATGTCGGTATTCACGTTGAGGGTTGCGTCTCTGATTATGACCTCGCATTTGCAAACCCAACGCAATCGCTAATGGTGCAAGACCGCGCGGCGAATGCGGATGGCACGGCAAGCAGCAGCACGGCGGTGACGCAAGTTCAGCCGATTATCCAAGGCAACCTCACAAGTCTCGCAGTTGCTGCCGATGGAACTGTGCGAATCGGTAGTGCAGCGGCAACGGTAAGTGCTAACGGCGACGATTTGGTGATTGCCAACACCGCCGGTCACGCTGGTATCACAATTAGAACAGGAAACACCGGTTCATCAACTGACGGTGCATTATATTTTTCCGACGGTGACGCGACAACGGCGCAAACTGCGGGTTATGTTATTTACCAGCACGACAATGAAAAAATGTTGCTTGGCACGGCCGACACGACTCGTCTCTCCATAGACTCCAGCGGCGCGGTCGGTTTTGGCGTAACAAGCGGTCAGCAGAACGCGAGTTCTGGTTCTGGCGGTTTATTCTACAACGGTGCAGGCAGTTACCTATCGATGGCCCGCAGCGGAGATATTGCTATTCTCGTTAACAGAATTAGCGATACGGGCGAAGTCATTGAGTTTAGACAAGACGGGTCGGATGTTGGCAACATCTCCGTAACTGCCAGCGCAACAGCGTTCAACACAAGTTCCGACTATCGGCTAAAAGAGAATCTGACACCGTTGACCGGCGCACTCGACCGGCTCGACCAACTGCCGGTTTACCGCTTCAACTTCAAAGCCGACCCCGACACAACCGTTGACGGGTTCGTCGCGCACGAAGTTCAAGCGCACGTTCCAGAAGCAATTACCGGCGAGAAAGACGGAATGAAAAATGTCGAGATACCGGCAGTATTAGATGAAGACGGTAACGAGGTTGAAGCAGCACGAACAGAAGAACAACCCGACTACCAAGGCATTGACCAAAGCAAACTGGTTCCGCTTCTGGTTGCTGCCGTCAAAGAATTGAAAACGAAAGTTGAAGCACTAGAAAACGCATAATTTATGTTTAGCATTAACACAACACCCACAGAGTCGCTCAACGCATCTCGCGTGGACATTAGCTATAACTCCGGGCAGGAGTTTGGAATGCAGTTCAGCATTGCCTGCTACGCAAAGGTGACAGTGGAAGGCGAAGAGACTTGGAGCAGTTCACCGATCTTTAGCTCGCTTCTAAATGTAACAGGATCGACTTGGGATTCTTGGGGGTCAGATGTGTCAGACCAAGAATATATCGGCAATCTAGCATTATCCCAGCTAAACCTCACTAGGGCACCAGAAGAAGCACCTGAAGCACCTGCCGAGGAGGCACCTGAAGCACCTGCTGAAGAGGCTGAAGAGACTCCTGCTGAAGAGTAGTCAGTCCGCTGGGGGGATGAGTGGACACAGAGACAATCAAAGACCTCGGGGCACCAATCGCCATGACAGTAGCGATGAGCTACTACATTTGGCGAATGACTCAATTTCTTTTGACGAGTCTCACCGACTCTCTGGCAGAGAACCACGCTATTTTGGTTAAGCTCATTGACTCTATAAATGCCATCAAGTCAGACCAGACAAGCCGCATCTGCGAACTTGAGCAACGAGTCGCGGAGATTAGGGAGCAACATCGCAATTACAATAATTTGCTTGTGGGCAGTCGCGGTGGGGAGCGGGTGCAGCAACCTCGGAGCGATTCGTGACGTGAGATTGGGCATCACAGGATTTGAGATCGAGACCTGGGAACCGGAGGAGTACAAGTTTAATGAGTGGCAGAGAAGCACCAACGGAGTGTGGAACAGGAGATGAATTTCGATGATATCAAGGTGGCAATTGCGTCAGTTACCGGGATCGGCAACTGGATGGTGCAGATTGATCTCATCCTCAAGGTTGGCATCAGTGTCGCCAGCCTGATTTACATAATTTTGAAGATACGGCAGTTACTTAAAAGACAATGAGCTTATACAAGAACATACACGCGAAGCGGAAGCGCATTAAGTCAGGCAGCGGAGAGAAGATGCGTAAGCCTGGGAGCAAAGGTGCCCCAACTGCTAAAGCTTTTAAGAAGGCAGCAAAAACAGCAAAGAAGAAATATTAACATGTGGAAAAGTAAAACAGTATATGCAGGACTAGCTGGAATCGTTTCCAGCTTTGGTTTGTTCATGTCATCGGAGATAAGCCTCGCTGAGTTTTTACAGGTGGCAGTACCAAGCCTACTCGCGATCTTCCTGAGAGCCGGGGTACAGAAAAGCACAGATGCGGCTCAACTAGCAGCAGAAGTTGCGAGCAGTGTCACACCTGCACCTAAGAAGAAGGCTAAGGCAGCCAACTAGGAGGCAAGTAAATGCCAGACATCAGCACCACACAATCATTTTCAGATGGTGATACCGTAACGGCTGCCACGCTAAACAATATTATTGCGACTGCATCGATCACCTCCGGTGCAGTCACAAATGCCAAGCTTGCTACTGACGCAGTTGAGTTGGACAACATGGCTAACAACTCGGTGGACACTGCTGAGTTGGTTAACAATGCGGTACAGAACAGCAAGCTGGAGGAGATGGCTGCCAAGACGGTCAAGGCCAACGCCACCAACGCCACTGCTAATCCGACTGACGTTGCTGTGGCAGCCAACAAGCTACTGGCAGGCACCAGCAACAGCATCAATGCAGTAAGCTTCACAACTGATCTGGAGTTGGATGCCAGTGACTCTGCTGCCACGCTGGTAAGAGCAAGCGACAGCCTGATCAGCGGAAAGTCAGCAGTCACTCCGGTGGCAGCTAATGACAGTTTGCTTTTTTACGATGC